GTTAACACCACCAACACATAACGCTGAAGTTGTTGTGCCCATAGTTCCTTTTGCCATAAAAGATCTAATTTGATTTAAATCATTAACTTCTGTCCAGTTGGTTCCATTCCATAATTCAGTTTTTGCTGATTGTGCACCTGGAGTCTCTTGACCTCCAAAACCTAAACACGCTTCTGCGTTTGTTCCTGCTCCTCCTAAATCTCTTCGTGCAGTAGTTAAATCATTTACTTCTGTCCAATTAGTTCCGTTCCATTCTTCTGTAACAGCTACATCTCCTCCAGGATCATTTCCACCATACGCTAAAGCTGATGTAGGGGTTCCAGCACTACCTTGTCCTTTTCTAGCAGTAGTTAAATCGTTTAGTTCAGTCCAACTAACTCCATTGTATAATTCTGTATTACCAACATTATCACTAACTTCTCCACCAATTGCTAAAGCTGTATTATATAATCCAGCTGATGATAGTCTAACTCTACCTGTATTTAAATTTGCGCCACTTCTCCATGAACCAGTTGTAGTTAAAGCAGGATATTGATATTTGAAATCTTTGTTAGTGCTATCGTACCATAGCTCACCCTCTACAACGCTTGGACTATTTCCAGCGTAATTAGTAACCGCTGTACCAACGTCTTCTTTATAAGTAGCCATAATTATTTACTCTTTAATAACCAGCCCTGAGTTCCGTCTGTGTATACTAAAGTATTTGCAGCTCTTTCAACTGAAACAGTAAGATCTGCTGTCGCTCCATTAATTTTTTCACTATTTCTTCCAATAGTTAGAGCGTAAGTGTCAAAGGTACCTGCATAGTCTATAAACGAAACTTCATCGCCGATTGTTGGTGATGATGGTAGAGTCAAAGTAAAAGATCCGGAAGTAGTATTACAAAAAACACCTTCACCAGCTGACGCTGTATAGTTTCCTGTTTTAACTGCTTGCCATGATGTTCCACCTGCTGATAATTCTTCCCAAGTTAAAACTCCACCTGTTGTTGATTTTAAAACGTAACCGTTTCCTCCTGCTACGCCTGTTGGCCACGTCAAAGTATAAGACGTAGTGCTATTGCCGGCTTTCTGACCTATGTATTGACCACCTGAGTCGTCCTGTAATCTTATTTCTTTCGAAGTTCCAATATTTAAACCTGTTGATGAATTCCAAATTAAATTTGCATCTCCACCAAAGGCTCCTGAATCATTAAATTGAATTTGTGTTGTTGAACCACCTGGTAACCCACCTACAGAAATTTCTGCAATATCTGGATTTGTACCATCATTAGCGGTTGCATAAATAATTTTCCAACCTTTATCAGTTGTTGCCCAAGTAACAGAGTCCCCGGAACCTGATACATATTTAAGTTGAACTGTATAAGATCCACTTGTGCTATTTTTAATAAAATAAAAGTTTTCTACATCAATAGGTATTGTTACAATTTTATTTCCTGAAATTGTTTCTGGAGATTCTGCTCCTAAAATAATAACTCTTGTAGATAAAGTAGCTCCTGTAGAACCATCTGATACGTCTAAAGCAGTAGTATTTGCTCCAGCTCCAGCTGTATTTAAAGTTTGAACTTTATATCCTCCAGCAATTTGCTCTAGAATATTTAAATTAGTATTAGTTTTTGTTCCCCAAGTACCGGCATTTTCACCGGTTGCCATTAATTCTACACCAAGAGGTGTGTATGTTGATGCCATAATTTATCTCCTATGCTGCCACGTCCGTATAGCTTCTTGTTGTTCCTGTAGAAACATTAGAATAACTTCTATCCGTTCCTGTACCTACATCACTATAACTTCTTGTAGTTCCTGTGTCAACATTCATCCATACATTAGTTGTAGCAGGGTTAAAAGTCAAGGACATAGAAAGCCCTGTTATACCAACAACTTGATCCGCCACAGTAACGGTTCCTATAGCAGAACTTGAAGAAAGACCACTAAATCCAACCACTTGATCTGGTATTGCTGGAATAGTACCTAAAGTAGAAGTTATATCTAATCCAGTTATAGGGACCGATACAGAACCAGTACCTACAATAATACCTAAGTTAGACTCTATTTCAAAGCCTGTTAAAGCAGCTGCATCATTAGGAACTGTCACAGAACCTAATGTAGTACTTAATCCAAAACCTGTAGGTTGAACTACAACCTCATTAATAAATACCGGAGTACCCATTTCAGAAGTTATTTGATAACCTGTTACTGATACATCTTCATTAGGAGCTACAGCTGTTCCTTGAGCAACAGTTGTTTCAATTCCTGTTAGACCCATTACTTGATCTGCAGGATCAATAACACCTACTGCTGAACCAAAAGATATGCCTGTAGGTATTACATCAACATCAACTTGAGTAGTAATATATCCTTGTGTAGAATTAATTAAAAAGTTAGCTGTTTCTAAAGATACATCAACAACTGATGTTGGAGTTCCTAATGTAGAAGTAAATGAAATACCTGTAGGTTCTACTAAAGCAGTTCCTGTAACTGTAACAGAAGAATTTAAAGTAGAAGTAATAGATAAACCAGTAAGAGTTACTGTTTCATCAGCTAGATTTCCCCATTCACCATCACCCCATGATTTAACGCCCCAACCAGTAGCAAGAGCAGTATCTTCGTTCCATTGAGCTTGGCCCCAGGTTAATCTTCCCCATCCTGAGTTTACTGACATAGGTGACCTCCTATGCTAATCTTATAATAGCGTTCGATGAATCGTTTGCTGGGAATTGAATTGTAAAAGTTCCGGAAGTTGCTGTTTTATCAGATCCAAATGCAATTGCACATACAGCGTCAGTAGTACTTGTACTTGTTCCAGTAGTTGTATTGTAAATCAAAGCACCGTTAGCTGTAAAAGAAGCAGTAGTCCAAGATACATCAGAAAAATCTGTAAATGCTGTTGTAGAAGTTAAACCTACTCCAGTATTTGTTAATGCTTTTCCACCTGCAGTGTAAGCAGTTCCTGAAGTATTTGTAATTTCTTCAGAAGTAGAATAGTCCGTTGTAGCAGCTCCTAAAGTAGCACTACTATCAAACAAAGCAATTTTAAAAGAATCACCACTTGATGATGCAAAGTTATGCTTTCCTTGTAATAGTTCTTGTTTAAAACTTGAACAAATTGCCGATGTTATTGCCATAATTTATATCTCCTATTATGGAGTTGGAGACTGGATAGGTATACGAATAGTTCCATCCGTATAATCATCTCGTCTTCTTCTCCCAATTTGCTCTGCAGCAAATTTAGTTAATGCATTATTATACTTTTGCTCATACAATGTCAACATGTCTATAGGGCCTTTTAGATACCCATAAGCCTCTATTAAACACGCATATAATAGGCCATTTGGAAAGTTTAAACTAATATAATTAGTTGTATTATCCGAAGCTAAAGTAGCTGGCATGGCATTATAATGAACTTGAAATGTAAAAGTAGCACTTGGAACAGGGGCCACCATATAAGTACCAGACGTAGTATCTGTATTACCAGTAGCACCTCCAAATTGAGCATAGTATTTAGGGGTTCCTGTAGATGTATTAGCTGCTATATATTCATTTAAATAAGTTTGATCTTTTTTCTCTAACCAAACATTTGTTCCTGAAATAGTAGTTCCATCTGTACTTGTATAAACTTGAATTCCTCTTGTAAATAAACATCCTGCTGGACAGTTCATTGTTTGTTGTCCTGCAACAAATCTATTTTTTGCTTGTTTTCTATCTGCGTCAATTGGAACATCTCTCATTATTCTATATTGAGCATTTAAAATAATATTTTCTAAAACAGCTGTAGTTAAAACATTAGAATCTGTTTCTGTATAGTTTCTAATATTGGTAACTAAATCGCTATAACTTAATCCTGCCATATTATGGTCTCTGATTTACGGGTCCGCCGAAAACCATTGTGCCTCCTCCACGTTCGGTACTTGCTGCAGTACCAGCTAATTCAAAAGTATATTTGTTGCTAACAGTAATTGTAGCAGGAACTCCTGCATTTACAACTGTTTCATTTACAGGTGTAATAATAAAAGAACCATACACTTTAGCTCCACTACTATGTGTAGTAGCTGTCGTATTTAATGGAGTTTTTCCATAAGAAGGAGCTGCTGTTCCTCTTGTACATCCTGTTAAATTATTTCCTGATACTCCAGTATATTTTATAGTTTCACTTATATATTCTCCATAAGTCACTGAAGTAGTATCGTTGTCAATTTTTTCAATTACAATATATCCTGTACTATTAGGAAAATTAGTTGCACTTGTTAATCCAATTGTAGTAGCTGAATCTGTTATATCTCCTGATAAAGTAGTATCTAATTCAAATCGTTCAATCGACACACCTCCAACTATATCTTTTACTTGTGTAAATCTAACAGCATCTCCTGCAGATCTTCCATGATCTTCTTCATAAACTGTAATTGTTGCATCTGCCGCAGTAGCACTAAAAGGATCATCATCTAAAATAGTAGGTGTTGGAAAAGGTGCTCTTGATGGTCTAACATGTTGTAATCCTTGTGGATCAGCAATAATGGGTCGTGGACTAATTTGTGGTTGTTTAGGTTCAAACTCTGAATAATGAACCCATGCACCTGTCCATTCTTTAACCATTTCTAGATATGGAAATTGCATTCCACTTCTGTCTGAAATTGCTAGTGCGTATTTTCCTCCTGCAAATTTAGCCATTATATACTCGGAAAGTAAGTTTTAGGGGTTATATAACTACTAGATGGTGAACCATCTTCAGATAAAGCTCTTGCTAGCTCATCTTCATAAAGTAATTTTAAATTCTGTGTAAGTTCCGGGTTATATTTTTGACTTAAATAAAAGGCTAATCCTGATGACATACATGGAACAAATCTGTATGGAACATCTGATGCATTGGTATAGTCTCCTGCATCTTGAATTCTTTTAACAAAATAAATATGAGCATAATTAGATGCTGCTGTTGAATTTGGTGTTGGATAAAAAGTTACTGTAGTTTTATCTATAAATCTTTGAACCCAAAATTGATTGGGAGTTCCTTTTGATAATTTATTAGCTAAAGCTGAATAAGTTGATCTATCAACCTTAGTCATTGATGAATCTGATTCAGAAGTTGTGTTGTAATTTTGTCTATATGTACATTCTAATACATCAGATAATCCATAAGTAGATGTGCCTGTTGTACCGCCCGCTGTTGTTGAACTTGCACCGTCTCCTGTTGCTCTGTAAAAAGTATAAGTAGCTTGACCTTCAACAAAATCTATATTGGTATCACCTACTTCCCAAAAATGAATACCTCTATTGCCCCATTCTTGAAATAAAATATTAAGTGATCTTTTAGCTGTTTTTAATTGATAACCAGAAGTACCTTGCATACCGATACGTTCGTATGCTTCTTCGATAATGTCATCAATAGCAAATGTTTTGTCGAACGTTACTGTTCCGGAAGTAGTATTAGCCATTTAGCCTCCTACCCAAAAATAATAGTAACTTTTGCTACACCGCTTAAAGTTGCATATCCACTTGTCTTACAGTAGATTCCATCACCTGGAATTGGAATATATTGAACCCAATTTTCTCCTGCATTAGCAGCGACTCCTTTAGGTGTGTCAAATTGTGCGACACTTGTTCCAGATCCGCCACCATCTTTTATAATGATAGATCCTGCAGTTGAATCTGCAACATAATAAATTCCTAAAATTCTACAAGGTCCCGCAAAAACAGCTCCTGAAGAAGTTAGTCTAGTAGTTTTTACATTACTTATATATGTGCCCATGTTTCTCCTTAATAGTGAGCTCCCGAAGGAGCTCACAAATTATTATTATACTACTCTCTCGCCAAGAACTTTTACGTAATCGATCATTGCGTTAGTAGTTGTAGTACCTTTAGTGTTTGTACCCATAACAACCGCTAAACCTATATCATCAGGAACGTATGTTAAAGTAGTTTGATCTAAAACAGGGTTACCGTTGTAGTAAACTCTATATGTTCCAGTCGTAACACCTTCTTGTCCAGCAGGTATAAATCTAAACCCTAGTCTAACAGACTCGGATGGAATTTGACCTACAGTTGCACTTTGAGTTGCAACAGTTGAATCAGCAAAAGTTATTGCTGAACCACCTGAAGTAGAAAGGACGTTAGTTGACGTAGAAGTTCCATCTTTAGAAATTACAAACTGAATAGTAGTTGTATCTTCTGCATGATGAAAACCTACACAATCGTTTGGAATAGCTGCTACATCTGATACTCCAGTGTTAGCTAAACCAACAAATATGTTTGCTTCTGATACATCAATACTTGCGAAAGATGTTTCAAAAGCCATTCCTTTTGTTGATTGATAATTCCACACGTTATAACCTTCAACTAAGTTAACGTCATTAGCACTTGGAGAACCATCATCTCCTAATACTAACCAACCGTTAGCGTACTGTGCATTCTGTGTAGAAGCAGCAGCAGTTTCAGTTATGTTCCAATCACTAGCATTGTATTTAACAAAATCATCTTGAAAAGCGAATTCATTGTTATTACCAGTAATAAGAGGTTGTCTTGCTTTTGTAAAAACAGACGAACCCAGCATTTTACCAGGAACGTTTGTTACACCATTTGAAAAGTGTGTTGTCATATAATCAGCGCCTCCTAGCGCCAGTCATTCTCCCTAAGCAAAGAATAACCAATTTATGTTTAATTAAGCTTAGTGTAATTTTTATATACTATTTTTATGTAGAGTGCAAGAGATCCTTATGATGAAAGTACGTTTTCAGCGATATGGCGTTTATTTACGTAGCCACAGAAACGCTAGGGGCAGAGCTAAATATTGCATTTTCTCTATTTGCAATCTTAGATTCTTCGAGTTTGATCTCAGTAATAGTGCTTTTAATTGCATTATCAATTTCGACCATATTAAGAGTATATTTCCCACTTTGTTCATACTCCAACTGCCACTTCAACTCCAAGGACCGTTTTTGTTTGTACAGTTCTTGTACCATCAACAACCTCCTCATAGGTTATTCTGTTAACTCGGTCATCATACGATTTACCAAGATATTCCCATTTTATACTTTTTTCTCCAATTTTGTCAAGGATACTCTTTTCAATTGAAGAAGCATTATCTTCAGCTTCTACATCAAAAGATGCATAGTGATCATAAGCCCATATTTTTATTGAGAATTTTTTCATTGAATTTTCATTATATCAGTAAAATGTGGCGGTTTTAAGGCCGCCACATTAGATTATTTATTACGCACCTGGTGATCCGTAAATACCTCTAGGGTCAGAACAACCGAAGCTGTATCTTTCTCTAGCTTTGTATCTAACATTACCAGTATCGAAATCGCCTTCCATTGCAGTTTTCAATGGTGCTCTATCGAAATATTTCATGCCGTTTGGAACATCAGTAATGATGTAAAATGCATCAGTGTCAGTTAGGTAATGGTTCACTCTATAACCTTGAGGAATCATACCCATGTTTTTCAATGCATTGATATCATTATCAGCTGTTCCCACTCTGCCTGGAGACTTCATAAGTCTGTCAGCTGTAAATTGCAAAGCAGAAGGGATGATCATTTTCATACCTTTAGCTGCAATTTTAAGACCACGTTCATCAGTAAACGCAGCAATGTCAATCATTGCTTGTTCTAAAGATGTCTCGTTAAGATCCGCTGCAGTAGCTAAAGTGTTGCTGAAAGTACCTGCAATAGTTGGGTGAGAAGCGCTTATTAGCGTTGTTCCGTCCCCTGTATTGAAAGTACCACTTGGCAGACCATTGTTTAATGGTGATGCCGCTTTCACTTGTTTAGCGTTTGCCATAGATCTTGCTAAAGCTTTTGTGTATCTAGAAGAGATTCTGTCATAGAGGTTGTCCTCCATAGCTTCTTCTGTGATAGCGAAAGCTAAAGCCACTGTCTCGTGAGTGTATCTAGCAGTGAAAGTCTCTTGTGCTTCATCAAATGAAACACCTTGACCTTCAGGTTTTGTTTGTGCGTTTGCAAATCCAGATAACATTACTTCCTCTTCGAAAGCTCTGTCAGAAGATTCCTTTGTATAGATCTCTTCGTGTTCTGAATCGTAACGTTTGTATTCCAGCCCAAATAGTGCATTTAGGCCTGGTTCTAGTTCTTTAACTAGCTGTGCTCGTGATATTGCCATAGTCTATTTGCTCCTATTATGATGCAGACGTCAAACCGCCAGAGTTAACTTGGTTAAGGTTTTGAGCAACTACAACACTACAATAAGCTGCTGTAATGTCTTCGTTGTCTGGGTCCTCAGCCGTTCTGATAACTCTCCATGCGTTTGCCGTTGCTGCTCGAGTTCCATAAGTAATAGTTGAACTTGACTGTCCACTTGTTTCACTACCTGCTGCAGTTACCGTTAAGCCGTACGTTTCGAAAAAGTCAGCTTGTGGAATTGCAGTATCCATAGCACCAACATAAAGTTGGAATGGGTTGTCAAGAACAAATGCTGTTATGTCCTCGCTATTAGCTGGAGTAATCGGTTGATTGTACCAATTGGCCCATGTAGGCTTTTTAGTAGTTGCCGCATTATAGAATATACCATTCAACACACCGATTGTTGTTGTAGTAATTGAAGCTTGTGCTGATATAACATATCCATTGACAATCCTTACGGATGATCCTTGAAATAAATCAGCATTGTAAGCTGCATCTATATAGTATTTACTTTGGCCCTGAGTCGAAGGTGTTGAACCTAACGTTCCTGCAGGAATTAAACCAAAGCCGGCTGTATTAGTGTTTGCCATAATACATATACTCCATATAATTGTTTATAGTTTTACCTATAAACGGGGTTAATTTAATTCGTTGGTTTGAGAATTGTTAAAAAATTAACTTTTCTTTGTACCACCGAAGGTTACACGTGTCTGTCGATCAACATTGATCGGCATACTTGGGTGCTGTTCCCTCATGAGATCGTTTTCTACTGCTTCGTCACGAGCTTCAGTTTGTTTTTTGAAGTATTCGTCACGTTGCTTCGCGAGCTCTTCCGGTATCCTAGCCAGCAATAGGCCACCTACTCCAATCACTCCAGCGTATTTTCCGTCTTTGACAACAGGATAATCCGAATCTTGGTACTCGTCTGACCTAACTAATTCCCATCCAGATCTTAATTTACCTGAGATGTTTTTAGTGTCATCAAAGCCAACACTTTCGGCTCTTATCCATCTGTGCCTAAAACCTTTAGGCGCTGGTGGTGCATCTAGAGAAGATGGTGGAACCCATACTTTTGGTCTTTCAGATTTAGACCTAGTTTGGTTCGCACGAGGGGTTGTTTTAGTTGTTTTTTCCATATGCTTTTACGCCTCCTTCGTGAGTTTTAATTGTTTCGCATACTCTTCAAGTGGCACACCTAATTTTTTAGCAATTGCTACCTGTGAAGGTGTGAGTCTTACAGTTTTGCGCCCTGGTTTTACACTTCTATTAGCCGAAGCAACTGTCTGAACAGGTGCGGACGTATTAACACTACCACCTTTATCAAATTTATGCGGAAAGTCAAGCTTTATTCTTCTGTCAACTTCCTTATAATATTCATTTGATTTAGGATCAAAACCCTCTTTTTCCACTAGATCTTTATGGATTTCGAATGCTGTAAACGTCATTGCTCGGTCTTGACCGAACCATCTGTTTCTAGCAGCCCAATCCTCAGCTCTTGGGTCAGGATCTGGTAACTCATTAGGAGTTCTCCGTGGTAAGTATTGTTCATCAGATAATTGAGGTCTTTTTCTTGGTTCCTCAACTTCTGGTGCATTCTCTTTTGCTTGTTGAAGTTTTGCATTTTCAAAAGCAAGAGAAGCTATTCTTTTATTAGCTTCAACTTGAGATTCAGCATTTCCACTTTCAATAGCTGCAGCTAATTCTTTTTGCGCTGCTTCCATTCCAGTTTTAACACTTTCTTCAAGTTTTTTATTATAAACAGAATCTCTTTTTACAAATTGAGATTCCATTTCTTTTCGCTTATGTTCTACAGCTCGAGCATAATCTAAAGCCGCTGCTTCTCTACGTTCTGCTTCACGCATTTTACGTGTCAGTTTAGAGATACGACTTTGAACTCCTTTGCTATAGTCTTCTAGTTCCGAGTCTTTTTGCGTTTTTTCTTGTTCGCTTTTTTGAACATCATCGCTGACATCAGATTTCTCAGATGTGTCATCGGCGCTAGTATCGTTTTGAGTAGTTTCTTCATTAGATTGTTCCTCCTTAATGTCTACTATTTCTTGGTCCTTTTTTTCTGCAACATCAACCTCGGCTCCTGGGCCTGACGTATCAATGTCGACTAGCTGTTCGCTAGGTTTTGTTTCACTTGGCATAGTTAGTTTCTCCTTCTATGGTTAGATTTCATGCAAGATATCCTCCGGATTCTTGACGGTCGCTAAAATTTCGTCATCATTTAGCAGACGGACTTCCCCACCTTCGATTTTGATTCTGGATCCTGCATAACGTGCAAATAAAACCCAGTCTCCTGTTTTACACCATGGTCCTTCTGGAAATTTTTCTTTGTCATATGCTTGGCTTCCCATTGCCAATACGTTTCCACAAGTTGATGCAATTGACGCTCTCTCCACAGCTGAATCAGAATAAATAATTCCTCCTTTACTCTTCTTAGATGCTTCAAAAGGCAATACTAAAATTCTCCATCCACAAGGAAGTGGAAGTTTATCCAACTCCTTTGTAATTTCTTTTGGCTTTTCTTTTAATTGTTTTTTATCTTCTTTGTATTGATCTAATAATGCTGATTTATGCTTTGGGTTTTCGACTGATGTCGATAACGGTTCCTTTGTGCTCATCTTTTTGCTCCTTTTCGTTTAGCAGGTTAGAGATATCCTGTCGTACTAATTCTAATGCGTTAATTTGACCTATAATATACTTGTATTGCTCGAAATTGTCAACATTTCCAGATGTGACACTTACAGCTAATTGCTGTATTCTAGCTTCTACGTTTTTTGATACTTTATAAAGTATCTGTAATGGGTCTTGCATTATTACTTGCTTCTTTTTTTAGCCATTTTTTTAAAAGTTTTGGCTAATGCTTTAGCACGACCAGTACATCCTGGTTTCGTGATTGGAGTACACTTTCCTTTAGTGCCTCTTCTCTTTATTGATTTGTTAACGTCTTGAATCCAATTCTCGGACATTACTTTTTCAATTCTTTTACTATTCTTCTTTTCTCGTCTTTTAAGTTTTGTTTGCCTTTTGAAGTTCTTGCTCTTTCAGCATCAACTCTTCCAAGTTCTTCTAATCTGTTTTCTCTTTTAGTGTTAGTTCTTCCACCATCTCTGAATTTTGGTCTATTTGGAGATCCTGGATTAGATGGGTGAGAAGGTAAAAAAGGTTTTTGACCTGTTATTCTTATAGCTTTACCAGTTCCTCTTTTTTGAATTCCTAATTTAGCCATTATTGTACCTTTCCACAACTAGGACAAATGTAAGCTTGTCTTGTATCTAAACATTCACAAATATGTTTAACTTGTTTTTTAGGTATAAAAAATGATAAAATTTTTTTAATAAATTTCATTATTTATCCATTGTTTTAACAGCAGAATAAGCTCTTTTGCCAGATGCTTTTTCCATACCTTTAGATTCATCTCTTCTAGCTTTAAAGCTTTGAGATTTTTTTCCTCTTCTCGCTCCTAAAGATTCGTCAAGTCTATCATTGTAGCCTTGTTTTTTACCTTTAGATACAGAGCCGCCAGATTTAAATCTAGGTGGAGTCCATCTTGTGCCATAATCGTTTCTCATAGTTTCTCCTTATATTATAATTAACAACCTTTGTCTACTTCTTTCTTTTGTTCTTTAGTTTTCTTAAGTATTCTTCAGTTTTTTTTCTACCTAGAGTAGGTTTTACACTTCTAATAGGTTTTATTGGCTTTTTCATTACTTCTTTCCTCCTCCGTTACGGAATATTTGTGTTCCTTTTATACCAAAAACGCTCGCCACGACAAGAATCCATAAATTTGTAAACCATGTCGGCAGTGACTGGAAATGTTCAAAAAAGATTTTTATCTTGTCCATAGCTGCCGGATCTTCCGACCAGACTCCATATGCGAGCACCAAAATTGGGAGTGTCAAAATCGCCAAAATTACCTCGTCCTTATAATCTGTTTGACGGGCTTCTAAAAGTTTGCCCTGGTAAGCTTCCTCACCACGAGCTTGTCGTTCGGCGTGCAATAGCTGTGCATCAGACATTGCAACTTTCGCTCTCTGCTTATTAGCATAAATTTTACTACCAGCAGAAACGGCTAATTTAATTGCCGATAACCACATACTAGTACCACTTTACAGTAGATCTTTTTTCTGCAAGCATTCTCTTTTGTCCATTTACTTTATTAGTAGTTGGAATGCCTTCAGGAATTTTAACTTCAACACCACCTTTTGGATATCCATCTTTATTGATGAATCTTTTGTGGTCAACTCCTTGTGCAGCACTTTTATCATTGCTTTTTGCCATTATTGCCTCCTTAGCTTCTTGGTCCTTTTAATACTTTAACATCTTTAGCTTTCATACGCGCAATATCTCTTCTGTTTTGATCACCCATTTGCTGTTTGACCAAAGATGTATCAGCTCGTAGTATAGCTAAATCTTCGTTTTGATCAAGCTTCTCCTCATTGATATCTTTGTTTTGAACTAATTTAGCTCTATCTATTTCGCCTCTTTGCTTCATTTCTTCTTCTTTTCTTTGAGTATCCATAGCTTTTAAGTCTACTTCTCTTGATTTAATCTTTAATAATGGATCATGGTCAAATTGAGAAGTAATACGTTTTTCTTCTTCCATAAACTCATTCATCATTTCAGCAATTAATATTGCTTTTCTAGCTTCTATCTTTTGAGTAATTTGTTGTACTTGTTGTTGAATCTGTGGATTCATAGGTGCAGCTTGTTGCATTTGTCCTAACATTTGAAACTCTTGAGGAAATTCCATTTGTACTTGTTCTTGAGCCATTATACTAATGTGCTCTAATATGTTTTTTTCTAAAGCAGCCATAATAGGTGGATTATTTCTAACCATATTCATAGCCATAAAATGTAAATGTGAAGTTATATGTGCTCTGTGATCTTGACCTGGGTATGCTTGGAAAGGCTTACCAGATATTGCATCAATGTTTTCTAATGCAGGATCTTTTGGAATCTTAGGTGCTGGTGGTGGTAAAATTTGATCTATATCTTTTACTCCCATCGCTTCATACATTTTTCTATATGACATATATAAATCATGCATTTGTGGTTGCGACATTGCTAATTGTAATTCTGTTTGTGCTAATGTAACACGTTGTTGCATTGAAAATATATTTGGATCAGCAACAGGTAAAATATCTACTCTATCATCAAAATCTTGTACTTTAATAGTTCTTGCAGCGCCTACAACATCGTAAGGATATTCAGGTGGCAGATATGTAGCAAATACTTTTGCAAGTAATTTAAACTCACTCTTAAGTGCAACATATAGCCTTTTATGGATTGCTGACATCACTCTGGAACCACGTTCTAGTAGAGCGACAGTCGTTCCAACAGCTGCTTGTTGGTTGCCTTCACCGACCTGCATATCAGCAATCGAGGCAAATCTCTGACCTGCCTGAACCACAATCCCCATTAATTGTAATAATGTAGGTGATGGTTCTTTGTATGGTAGATTAAAAAATGAATCTTTTAAACTTCCACCTGGAGCGTCAACATCTTTCCACTCTCCTGGTTGTAATGGTTGTGCTTCATCTCTGATACGTACGCCTCGTTGCTTAAATCCTGCCGGTAAATTTGATAGTGTCCCTGCATCTAATAATTGACGGAGAGCCGCAGTTGCAGTACGACTCAATCCGCCAATCATGTGAATGAGTCCAAAACCGTAAAATCCGAGTCCTGGCAGAAACTTAAAGTGGACAAAATATTGGATTTTCTTTTTGTTTGGATCATTGGGTGCAAAGTTCCTTCTAATAGAAAGAACTGTTCTACTACCTTCCTCGATTGTAACGATGTAAGGTAATTTTATTCCTGTTGGTTCTCCATCTTCACCAACTTCTTCGAAACCTTCTAAATCTAAATTTACATGGCATTCAAGTAATGTATAAACATCTTCTTGCTTACCAACTTTTTTAGTTCCAGCTAGTTCCTTTTCTTTTTCTTCAACTTTATCTTCAATGATTGCAGGTTTACCTAAATCAATATCTCGATAAAATCCGGAAACTTGTTGTTTTCTTAATTCGTTTTCTGGTAATTTTAAAACATGAATAATGGCTTCCGCATCATCTAATGAGGTTGCTGAATACGGAACCACTAAATCATCCGCTTGAACGAACTTTGATACAGCTCGTTGAAGTAAATCGTCATAATAAATTTTTTTAAATGTAGAACCTGATAATGGTAAATGAAATAACATTTGATCGAACTCTGGCTCGTATTCTTCCATTTGATCCATTAACTGATAGTTCATGAAATTTTTAACTCTTTGTGATTGTTGTTCTTTAGGTGGAGTTGATAAACCCATAACTTGAGTTCTTACAGGTCCATCTGATGGTAATAATTCTTTATAAGCCATAGCTTGAAACTGTGTAACAGCTTCAGCTAAAACTGGGTGTGTCGCACCACTTGCTCCTTGAAAAGGTTCTGTTCTAACTCTGTATTTAAATCCTAAAAGGTCTAGTCCTTTAATGTAAGTATCTTCCCATTCTTTTCTGGACATTTTATAGTCCGTGTAATTTGCTTGCATCTCTGATCCAATTGGATTCAAAACTTCATCGGGAAGTAAGTCTGCTAAATTATCAAAATGTTCTTCAGTTCCGGGGACCTTGATTCCTGAATTAGGATCAAAGTTTATTTCCATTCCCCCATCAGGAAGCTCGGTTGCTTCAACGTTGTCTGATTCTACTAATTTTGTCTCGTCCGATACTTCTATGTCCATGTCTGGTGCAACAACAGAGGGTAGATCTGTATTCGGGAGATTCTTATCAATTTCTGCCATTAATAACTCCTGGACGTATTATACCATCATATACGTTAGATTGCAACCCTTGTGGCATAGGTCCTCTTTCAGGTGGAACAGTTTTAGTTAAACCACCTTGATAAAACATGGGTCTTTGTAAAGGATGTAAATTAGCGGGTGAAACAGGAGGTCCTCCTGCATCTAAACCAATTCTTCCGCCTTCGGCTGCCCATTGCTTTTGTTCCTGAACTTCTTTTCTACGCTTGTCTTCATCAAACTCTCTTCTTAGTCGATCTCTTCTCATAAGTTCTTCTATCATTTCTCTTTCTTTTAAATACTCTTCAAAAGTAGGATCTGTAATTCTTCCGCCTTCGGCTTTTTCAACCAAATCTTGTAAAACATTATCTTCTTTAAGCTCGTCTATGGTATTTCTTTTATTCATTATATACTTTAAAAGAGTAGCTATACCAGTCCCACCTGCAGCAGTATATATTGCATTTTTTAAAGTCTTAGGAATATCTGACCACTTATCTTGTCCTAACAAATTTCTTTTTCTTAGCTCACGTCCCGCGTCATCCGTTTCGTCAGCTAACTTTTTTGGATCCAAGAATTTTTTATTTAAAAATTTACTGTTCCATACTGTTTCTAATAATTTTAATAAACCACCTTTAGATAAACCCACTCTTCCGCCTTCGGCTTTTTTAGTGATTATATCTATAATATCTTCTACGTTCTCATCATAGAATCCTCTATTTCTATATCCTCCATAATCACCTACCCACAGATCATCCGCTTCATCTAATATATTTTTTTTAGTTATTTCTTTA